TTTCATTATTTTTACTTTATAAGATCATAAATATTATCCAAAAACGTCCACCACATTTGTATGACGTTTTGAGGCATAGGAGTAGAAGGAGTAAGACCATAATCCTTCATTAAACGCTCCTGATATTGCCTTATATGAACGTCAGATTGTAGCATTTCTTGCAGTAGTTTAAGCCTTCGGATTTCCTCGGCATCTTTTGCACGAGTAATTTCCTGAGATAACATAGTCGAAGTAGCTTGTCGGAGATTAGAGGCGGTAAGTTTTTCACGCCGAGCGTTTTCGCCGATTTGATAGGCAATTTCCGAACGAGTTTTTTCGTTTCCGAGAATAAGAGCATCCCCGGAATATTTGCGAAACTCTTGCGCAAACCCAAGATCATATTCTTGCTTGGCAGCACCAGCGCCAAGATTACGAATTTGAGCGCGTTTTAAATTAGCCTCTTCCCGTATGGCCTCATTTTGAGCAAGGACATTGGAAAGGGTAGCCTGTTTCATTTTAATATCATAGTAGTCACTCAGAACATTAGGCCGTTGACGGCGTTCCGAGATTTGCGGGTTAACAGGGGTTTGAAACCCACCAGCAGTAGTAGTACCACCACCAGAACCATATATAAGATGGGGGTTAAGTCCAGCAGCTTTAAGACGCTGCATTTGTGCCTGAGGAGCATTATATGCATTTTGCATGTTCCAGAACTCTATTGAGTCCTTTTTACTCCTTTTGTATTGCATGTCCTCGCGGATGTTCATGCCAATTTGATTGACAGCATCCCCGATCATGTTTCCAAGTCCGAAGGCAGCTTCTAGACCTGGCATCAGAGACGAATTCCACCGCGTGACATAGTATAAGTACGGGCGCTCTTAGTACGACGAGATCTGCGGAACGAGCGACGACCGCGACCAGAAGAACGACGATAAGCCATTTTGATAAGTTTAAGTGAAATAATAGTAAAAATAAGAAAGCCCCCCGACTTTTGCAAGAGGGGAGCTAACTTTTGACACCGATGGTGTCAATAAGCCATAATACATCAAGGAGATTATGGCTTAGACAGGCGGAACTTGGTTCAGTTCCTCTTTTGCGATTTCAGAGATAAGGGATTGAATTTTAGCGAATTGTTCAAGTTGATTGGAACAGCTCATTTGAGTGATAAGATCGTTTTCACGAATAGCTTTTTGTGCTTGTCTTTCGACGCGCTTTTTTGCTACGATTACGATAGTGTGAAGGAGGAGGATAGCTCCCAGGTCGATTGCGGAATCTTTAATGTTGATTTTCATTGTTGATAAGTTTTGACGGTTTTTTGAATGTAGTTGATGAAGGCAAGGATAGCATCTAATTGATAAAAATACATTTGTTCATCAGAGAAGCCTTCTTTAGGAATAGGCTTTTCAGCGTAGATAATTTTCCACCACCCCGGAAGCTGGTGATACTTTTCGTTAATGTCCGTGTGGAAATCAAGAAATTCTTTCATTGTTTTTTTGTTTAGTGATTAATGATTTAATAGTGTAAAGATAAGGTAGTGTTTTTTATTATGCAAGTTTTTTGCATTGTTTTTTTAAAAAAAGGGTTTTTTTATATATAGCTAGCGGGATGGCCACTACGTGACCACCCCGCTTTTTGCTATTGCTCCGCCCGTGATACCACAACCTACGGTTGTGAGGGATCGCAACCGGGTGAAGATCGCTGCTCCACTTCGTTACGCTGCTCGTTTCACCCTATTGCTCACCCACTTTTATACCCTCTATATCTTCGGGTAATCGGGCTGGAGCTTGAGCAGAAGCGGGAGGTCTTTGCTCTCTAGCCTTTTTAAGGCTTGTTTTTAGGTTATTTTTATAACCTTCTATTTCTACCGTATCCATTTTATCGAAGTCAGGTAAATTAGAATCAGCGTCCCAAACAGGGGTTAGAGTAGCAACAGATTGACCACGCGTAAAGCGTTCGAGAATAGTTTGTAAGGAAAGAGTTTGATCAGGAACGGTAAGAGATATTCCACCGCCTTTTTCCTTTCCGTCAGTAGGTTTAAAGTTGTACTGAGTGCGAATTTTGTTTTTCATTTCCGCTTTTTTTGTGAATTATAGAAATTTTGATAACGACCTAACCTTCTTTGGGCGAGGTATGCGTCGTAGTCGCCGGAGGGGTTTTTTCGTTGCCAGTCGGCACGTTGTTTAGCTTCCTCGGCTTCCACGTTCTCAGATATGATAACTGTCTGTTTATCCAGTTCATCTTGAGTATAGATTTTTTTACGATAGTATTTAGACATTGCTACTTTGAATCCATCAGTTACAGTATAGAGGCGGGAAAGATCGACTTTGTGATATTGTTTTATGGCAGGAGTAACATAGTTTTCTCCTAATCCTTTCGACATTAAGCGAAATTCCTTTTGCCTATCGTCCCGTTTATGTGCGGGTATTTTGCCGGGTTTATCAACGTATTTGAGAGTATATTTTACAGATGCACCAGAGATATGACCAACATGTATTGAGCCATGTTTCCATGCGTTTAGTATTTCATCCTCTTTAATTTCATCCCGGCAGAACATTAGTAGATGATAGTGCGGACGCTTGTTAGTAGAACCGTATTCACCCACCGCGAAGTAAGAGAGTTTTTTACCTGTATTTTTGCGTAGACGTTTCATGAAGTTTTGAACGTCCTTTTTCCGTAACGTAAGAAAGCCATTTTCGGTGATAGGTATAGTCCGAGTATCGTAGGTGAGAGTGAGAAAAAGGGAGAGCTTTGCCACTTTGTCCTCTTGCTCTAACCGGAAAGCCCAAGACGAAACCAAACGTTTCTTGCAGTTGGGGCATTTTCCACAAGGAACGGGGACACGGCCTTTTACAGCCGTGTCCACATAGTAAGGAGAATCGCATTTCATCAGAAAGAGGGCATTCCATATTTAGGCATAGGACGTACAGCTTTTATCTGATTATGTATCCATCCAACAATATGCTGAGGCTCGTCTTCAACGGCAAATACTCTAGTAGTTGGATCAGCAGAAATAAACTCTTCATTGAGAACAGGCTGCGCTTCAAAAATACGCCCCATGTGCCAGAAAGAAAGGGAATTACGCATTTCACCGGCAACACGAGAGTTCATGTAGCGATACTCAGAATAACGAGGAAGGTACCCAAAGGTACCATCGAGATCATTTACCCCAGTACCAGCACCAACAGCGTCAATGTACAGTTCCTTATTTTTAACTTCCTGTTCACCAATGTGTGCGAAAGTAGGCCAAAAGTAATCCAAAGCAGTTTCCCTAGAAAAGGAACGATGAAGGCCTTGCTGATAAGAAGTAACAGGTTGCACATTTATAAGGCCAATAATCCAACCATGCTCAGGACAGTTGTAGTAAAGTTTTTGACCGCCGCCAACAGACACACCATGCCCTGCCATGTTACCAACCGGAGTAGTTTCCTCTAACACAATAGTTTGAGCAGTTGCAAGTACTTCCGAAATAGACATAGACTGGAATACACGCCCAATCAATTCGGGACGTTGAAGTCTATAATCTTGAACACGTTTCCCAAAGTGAGCCAAAATATGCTCCACATAACGACGACCGCCACGAGCATTTTTCTCCAACCACTCTTGCAGACGGAAAGCACGCCGCAGAGTATTAATATCCACAGCATCCGAATTAACATCTACCTTTAAAGTACCATTTGGATCAAGTACAGCATCGTCGCCACCAAGAGTGCCACCACGTAACTCACCAAGAGCGCCCGAATTAAGAGGGCCAGTAAGAGTCGTATCATGATCATTCAGTTCTTTAATCAATTGAGGGGTGCCCTCAGTAGCTTCGTCAAGATACACTTCCACACCATCAGTAGTAGTAAGAGGAAGAGTTACAGCATCACCAGCTTGAGCGAAGGGGAGACAAGAAGTAAAATAGTCGTGCATCCAAGCACGTTTGTAAGGATCAACCTTTGAGAACGCTTCGTAATCAGCGTTAAGACCATCCACAAGTGGTGTCCATACTTCCGTTTGTAAGTTTTGATCCCTGTAATACTCGTCCCACACTTTCTGGTAGGCATTAAAAGGAAACGCAGAAATCTTAAGAACATTACTACCGGTAGGAAGATCAAGGGGAATACCAAAATAATCACCAATAGAGCCGGCAGGAACACCATCATGGTAATAGAAAGGAGGCACAAGAGCGTCATCCTTTCCGGTAATAAAATCTTCCCAATTAGGCCATAATATCCGATTAGGAACGAAGAAGAAATCTGTTGTTACATTAACCCTATGCATAACAGGAGACACAAGAGGAAGAAACCGCAACATAGTGTTAGGAGTGATTTCGAACTTGTCACCAGGAACACAGTCCACAAGACAAGTAGGAACGAGACGACCCATCTCAAAAGAAAGTTTTACGTCATGCGACAAGTCAAAGACATTGCGCTTAGGACGATTGAGTGAAATAGTTGAAAAAGGATTTTTCATTATTTTTACTTTATAAGATCATAAATATTATCCAAAAACGTCCACCACATTTGTATGACGTTTTGAGGCATAGGAGTAGAAGGAGTAAGACCATAATCCTTCATTAAACGCTCCT